TTTACGAGTCAAAAGGTTGGATGGTTGGTAAAAACAAAATGAAAGATTGGAAAGCTGCTATTCGAACTTGGGTAAAACCTAAACAAGAAATACAACAACAACGAATTATAATCGACTAATTATGTATAAAAGACTAACTGAATTAAACACGGAACTATTTACACTTAGACACGAAAAGAACGTAAGAGGTAAATCGGTTGGATGGGATTGGGATTTACTACCCTATACAATTAAAGAAGGTTGCACAACGTACATAGGTGCTGCTCCAGCAAGTGGTAAAACAGAATTATGGTTTGAGTTTCTTATAAACCTTTCGTGTTTACATAACTGGAATCATGTCATATTTTCACCTGAAACAGGAAGCGCAGCTGAAATATACGCAGAACTTTGTTATAAGTATATCGGAAAACCTTATACTCAAGGTGAGTACGGAATGAATAACGCTGAGTTGGTAAGGGCCCAAATGTTTATTGATGAACACTTTATTGTAATTGACCCAATAGATGAAGATTTAACGCTTGAAAAGTTTTATGAGTTAGTAGATGAGATTGAACGTAAACACGAAATAACGATTCACACTACAACGATTGACCCTTGGAATGAACTAACTGAAAACTTTATACATTCTGACTTAGGACGTGAGGATAAATATCTTAGCCGTATTTTAGGACTTGCAAGAAAAAACGCAAGAAAGACGAACCGACATAACTGCATTATAAACCACGTTCGTGACCAACCAATGGTTCACGCTAAAACGATTGCAGGAACTGAAATAAGTTATTTTCCTATTCCTTCCGCTCGTGACTTCGCAGGAGGTCAAGTATGGTTTCGAAAAGGTTTAAGCGTTTTAATTCCTTGGCGACCCCCAAAAGATTTATTATTAAGTGATGGAACAGGAGCGCAAGAAAACGAAGTTCATTTAAAAGTAGCAAAGAGCAAACCGAAAGGAGTTTCAAAAAACGGAATTTACAAGTTATATTTAGACACTCAAAAATATCAGTATTATATGTTAGATAAATTTGGTAATAAAGTTTACGCTCAACGAAAACACGAACCAACAAAACCTAAACAACTTCCTTTAATTGAACCCGATATAGTTAACGGAAAAGAATTACTTTCGTTTAGTGAAAAGATGAAAAAAGACGTGCCGTTTTAATTTAAGAAATATGATAAAATTTTATAAGAAAAAGACAAATAATTTAAACGACGGTGAAATGTTTAAATTTATGAATGAAGAAACCAATTATATTGTAGTTGATTATGTTTATTATACTAAAGTTGGTTACTCCAAAAAAAAATTATTGCCTTTTGATGTTTATGTAAGAACTAATAAAACTTTGTAAAACGCAAATTGCAAATTATAACAAGCAAAAACACGAATAAATGAACGAACTGACTATTATAACTGGCAAAGTAAATTTAGACACTACTTATTTAAAGATTAAACTAAGTTTAGAGGAGATTAAAGAAAAACACGGAACAAGAACCGATTTAATACATTCAATGGAGCGTAGTTTAGTAGACCTTCAACAAGTTAAAATTAGTTACGATGCGATCGAAAAAGAACTAAGGGCAGCACTACAGCAAAACTTCCGACTTGAAAAGCTATTAATGGAAGAAAAGTTCAAAGTTCGTGATTTAGAAATACAGTTAAAAATGAAAGATGCCACGTTGTAAAAACTGCAAAGAGAAATTTGAGCAAGTTAGGTTTAATCAAAAATTTTGTTTAGAAGCTGATTGCGTCCGTGTTTGGGTAGAATCCGAAAAGGCGAAACAATGGAAAAAGACGAAACAAAAAGCGAAGTTAGATTTAATGACTTTATCTGACTATCTTAAATTAGCCCAACAAGTGTTTAACAAATGGATCAACTTACGAGATAATGGCTTACCTTGTATAAGCTGTGATAAACCAATAACAGGACGTGTAAACGCTTCGCACTTTTGGAATGCAAACAACCATTACAACGTTCGATTTAATGAAGATAACGTACATAGTTCCTGCATTACGTGCAATCAATTTTTATCAGGCAATCTTTTGGAGTATAGAACACGCCTTATTTCAAAGATAGGTGAACAAAGATTTAATATTTTAGAAGCTGAAAGTAAGAAAACACGGAAGTTCACAATTGAAGAACTAAAAGAAATAATAGCTACCTACAAAAAAAAGATTAAAGAATATGAATGATATATTACAAGAAATATGGGATAACGTTCCTAAACCACTTAAAAAAGCTGATTATTGTTTCTATGTTGGAAAAGGTTATAAAAACGTTCCTAAGCAATTTAAACGCAAATTAGTCATAGTAATTTATATTATAGATGACTTTCAAATATATTACGCTCCAAAAATTTTAATTTAAAATAGAGTTATATTAAAAAGAATATTTAATTTTGAGAAACAATTAAAACTAAAATTATGAAAAAGTATTATTGGACTACTAAAACAGGTCAAAAGATTGATGTTGATTTAATGGGCGAAAACCATTTGAGAAACACTTTAAAAATGATTTTGCGTAACATCGAAAACGCGGAAGCCAAAGAACGTGAAATTAGAAAAACACGATTCGAACTAAATGGCGATATAGCTCAAGACCATTACGATCAAATGAGTTTAGCTGAATATGAAGATGTAATGCGTTATGGATTTTAAACTAAAATTATGACACGAGAAGAAAGATGCAAGTTAGCTATTGAGCGAGGATATACCTACGATCCTGAAACTGGGTTTATTTATAATAAATTTGGTAAAACTTCAAAGCCACTAAATCATAGTTATATTTCAATTGGTATAGCATTAAATGGTAAAACTTATAGAATACTTGGACATCAATTTGCTTGGTATTGGGTAAATAAAGAATGTGTTGAATTTATTGATCATATTAATGCAGTTAAAACAGATAATAGAATTTGTAATTTACGAGCTGTTACACACCAACAAAATCACTTTAATAGAATAACAGCAAAAGGTTATCATTGGCATATATCATCGCAAAAATATATTGCTCAAATTAGAATTAATTATAAAGCAATTCATTTAGGTTTATTCAATACCGAAGAAGAAGCCCGAAGCGCATATTTAGCAGCAAAAGAAATTTATCATAAAATTTAAATTCTTTATTGTTATATTAAAAAGAATAGTTATATTTGTCAAACAATTAAAATTTATATTATGAAAAAGTTATTAGAAATTCAGGCAGAATTAAAATGTCCAAAGGGAAGTTTAAACAAGTTTGGTAATTACAAGTATCGTAGTGCTGAACAGATTTTAGAATCGGCAAAGCCTATCTTACTAAAACACGGAGCAACGTTAATCCTTAGCGATGATATTATCCAGGTAGGCAACAAGCTATTTTTAAAAGCAACGGCAACTTTAAAAACCGATGACGGAACAGCAGAAGTTTTAGGATGGGCAGAACTTGGCGAACATAAGGGAATGTCAAGTGAACAATGCACGGGCACAGCTTCAAGTTACGCTCGTAAATACGCATTGAATGGTTTATTCTTAATTGATGAAACTGAAAGCGACCCTGATTCAAAAAACAACAAGAAAGCTGAAAAAATAGATAATGAACGTTTTGAAAAAGCAGTTGAAGCAATACGTAACGGGGAATTTAGTATTGAACAGTTACAAGCGAAGTTTGAATTAACTGAATTACAACAAAAAGCATTGTTACTGATATGAAAATACGAGCATCACAAATAGGAAAAGTAATGAGTCTCCCCAAAACAAAAGGGGAGGTTCTTTCTAAAACTACAAAGACCTACGTTCAGGAACTTGCAATAGAACATAAATACGGAATCCGTAAAGAGTTTTGGAGCAGGTATACGGACAAAGGTAACGAAGTAGAAAACGATGGAATAGAACTTGTTAACGATGTGTTGAATTTAGGCTTTATTTACAAGAATGAAGAGAATTTAACAAACGATTATTTAACTGGAACGCCAGACGTAAACACGAATGAAATTCTTTTAGACGTTAAATGCAGTTGGGATGCTACAACGTTTCCATTTTTTGAAAGCGAATGTCCGAACAAAGATTATTACTATCAATTACAAGGTTATATGTGGTTAACAGGAAAAGACGAAGCCTTATTATGTTATTGCTTAGTAAATACTCCATTTCAGATTGTAGAAGATGAAGTTAGGCGTGAACATTGGAAACAAGGGTTAATTGATGAAAACTTGGATGTAAGAGATTTTGTGCAGTCTAAACATAACTTTGACCACATACCAAAAGAAAAGCGCGTAAAAGCCTTTAAAATAGCAAAAGACGAAAGTGTAATAGAACAAATTAAAGAAAGAATAGAGTTAGCAAGAGTATATTATAACAATTTAATAAATGAATTATGAGAAAAACATATGTAAGACAAAATAGTATTAATAGGTATTATAAGTTACTAAATGAAGTAAAAGATAGAATAGATAAAAATAGCGTTACGTCTTTGCACGATTTACTTAGAAAACACAATGTGTCAAATGATTGGAATACGTTTTTAAAATTACATAATATTGTTTATAAGAATCAATATGGGTTTTTTGAGTGGAATAAAAGTATTGCAGTTAGCATTAAATTAGTTCAAAAATACAGGGCATATAAAAGTGAGTTAAATAAAAAATATAGAGTAAATAATAATCAACCTGAAATAAAATTTGATATGCCACAAACACCATTACCACCGAAACCAAAAACACGAACAAAACCTTATAAGGATAAGATGAAAGAAAAAGTAAATAATGCAAAACAATTAAAGACACCTATTCAACAAAATGAGTATGGAGTTATTCGTAAATTTTTAAAATGGTTATGGTAATGAAAAATGAACTAAAAGAAATGGGTTACTATATTAACTCAACAAGAGAAGACCAATTAGTACAAATCAAAGCAATACAACGTGGTAAACTTTGGTATGAAATAATTAGGCAACACGACAAAAACACGATTACTGAATTTTGTTGTACGGAAACACGATTTAAAAACCTATATATTGAAAAAAGATGAGCAAAACAAGCACAAGAAGTAAAATCGAAGTCTTAAAGCAATGGCTTCAAAGTATAAACCCAATAAAATATATTAAGTAAATGGAAAAGAAAGACAACACCGGAGTGTTATTCACTAACAACAAGCGAGAAAAGGAAACGCATCCGCATTACAATGGCAAAGCTACAATTAACGGAACTGATTATTATGTTTCAAGTTGGGTAAAAGAAGGTAAAACGGGAAAGTTTCTAAGTTTAAGTTTTAAACCCGTACAGGAACAAACGCAAGGCTCAAAACCTAACTACGGTAACAAAGATTTTGACGATTTTTTAAATAACTTATGAAACAAGTAGCACAGGTTTTAAGCGAAGCGAATGAAGTAACGAGGTTAATGATTAGACACTACTTACAAAAACACGAATTAAGCCTAAACGCTTTTTCTAAGTTAGTAGAGATAAAACAACCTAACCTTCATAAGTTTTTAAACGGAAGTAACCTATCGAGTAGGTCAATAGAAAAGCTCGGTGAGTTTTTTAGTAAATAAAAGGTTAGTCAGGATGCGAAGTATGGGTAACGCAGCCATTATCAGGTGCTCCACTGTAAAGATATGAACAGGGCGCTGGGGGTTCGAGTCCTCCCCTGACTACTAAAATTTAATTTGCCCTAAGTACACGGGAACGTAAACGCAACTCACATCCCATTAGAACTGTGCGCTCAGGTTGCCCTAATCGTAAGTAGGCAAAGTTGGTAACTCTTTTAGGTGTTGTATAGCAAAAGTTACATTAAGGCGGAACATAAAAAATTCCGCTTTTTTTTTATTCTTTTTGTTGTTATATTAAAAAGTATTATTATATTTGTTCAACAATTAACAATTAAAAACACGAATTATGAAAGATTTAACAAGACATTGTCAAGAATGTGATGGTTGGGGAACTATAACAATCGAACACAACGGGACAGAAATTCCTTATTTGCAGGATATAGTTGATTATGAATGCATGTCATGTTCAGGAACTGGTGAGCAATTAGACCCTGATTTAATTGAAGAACGTATCGGGATAGTTGACGACATGATACAAGGAATGCAAGGGCGTATTAGAATGTTAAGCGACTTTATTAAGACTGCAAAGAAGGGTTATTTACCTAATTTAGCGCAGAAATACACGGATAGGTTAGAACTTTGCTCAAAAGGGTTAGGTCGTTTGTTGAACTATAAAAGAAAATTGCATAACTTAGTCGGGTGAAATTAAAAAAAATTGATGAATTTGCCATTGGTATCGCTTACAAAAAAAGTGGTGTCATTGGCATTTTCTTTTTATGGTGGGGTTTAGAGATTTATTTATGAACTGGATAGAACAAGTAGCAAAGCACCATAAAGAATACATAAAGACGATTAAAAGTTTTGGAGAGGATTTTTACGCAGAAGACTTAGTTCAAGAAATGTATATTAGATTTATAAACAAGGATAAACAAAAAGCGGTTATCGTCAACGGGCAAGTGAATAAATATTATGTTTACTTAACTTTGCGATCGTTGTTTGTGGATTTTTACCGACAAAAGAGCAGAATTATAAAAGTTGATTTAAGCGAGGTTTTAACATTGGAGCAAATAGATACCTTAGAAGAACACGAAGCCTTCGGAGAACTGCTTAAAAGAGTAAATGAAGAGACTAAACGCTGGGAGTGGTACGACAAAATGCTATTTGATTTATACCGTAATAAAAACATGACTATGCGGGAACTTCAAAAAGGAACTACAATAAGTCTTAGATCAATTTTTTGTACTATAAAAAACTGCAAAGAACGTTTAAAAGAAAACGTGGGAGAAGATTATTTAGACTACGTTAATAAAGATTACGAATTAATATAAAATAAAATGGCAAGAAAAAGACGGACAAAGGCTGAAATATTAGCAGCTAAAAGCGAAGGTTTAGGAGACACAGTTGAAAAGGTTTTAGAAGTAACAGGAGTAGCAAAAGTTGCTAAATGGTTATTAGGAGAAGACTGCGGCTGCGATGAACGAAAGGCAAAGTTAAACGAACTGTTTCCATATCGGAAAGCGTTGTGTTTAGAAGAAAACGAATTTAGTTACCTCAATGAATGGTTTAACAAAAACACGGATCGAGTTACACCGATTGAACAAGTAGAACTATTTAAAATTCATTCAAGGGTTTTTCAAGTAAGAAACGAACTAACAAGCTGCCCAAGTTGCGTAGCTGAGAGAATAAGCGATTTAAGAAAAGTTTATAACCAATATAAAGACGAATCAAAGTAAGTGACAACATTTTTAACAAGCGATTATTACATAGTATTTATGAATCCTTCTAAACATAAAAAGGAATGGAACGCAATACGATTAATAATGAATGTTAGCGAAATAAACTATTGTATATTTATAGACTACAAAAAGGAGTTTTTAGAATTCCACCCCGTAACAAAAGACGAATTCAAAGAATATTATTATAACCCTAATTAATAAAACAATGGCAAAAGTAGGAAGACCAAGAAACTTAAACAGCCCTGAACAACTTTACGAACTATTTGAAAACTATAAATCATACGTAAAGGCGAATCCAAGGTTAAAAATAATACATGGAGGTAAAGACTTCGAAGAAAGAGTAGAACCATTAGAATGTCCTCTAACAATGGAAGGTTTTGAAATTTATTGTTGGAACGAAGTAGGATGCGTTGAGGACTATTTTAAGAACACGGATAAAAGATATTCAGAATATACTCCTATCTGTTCACGTATACGCAAAGAAATACGCAAAGACCAAATAGAAGGAGGCATGGTAGGACAGTATAATCCAAGCATTACACAGCGTTTAAACAACTTAAAAGAACAAGTTGAACAAACTAATATTGAACAACCTTTATTTAAATTAGATGATAATAACGACAGCAATAAGGAAGATTAACGCCCTAAAAAAACGGATAAAAATTATCCAGGGCGGAACTTCCGCTCTTTATCCCCCTATGAATTAAGTAGTAGGGGGAGACAATGCAGGTAAAACTTACGGAATTTTGCCCGTGTTAATTACAAAGGCTGCTACTTATCCAAGAACTGAAATAAGCGTAGTTGCTGAAACAATACCACATTTAAGAAGGGGAGCGTTAAAAGACTTTCTAAAAATAATGAAAGACACTGGGCGTTACTTCGATGAACGTTTTAATAAATCACTTTTAAGATACGAATTTGCCAATGGGAGTTTTATTGAATTTTTTAGTGCGGATGATAGCTCTAAGCTACGTGGTGCTCGGCGTGACATTCTTTATATTAACGAATGCAATAATGTTACCTTTGAGTCTTATAATGAACTTGCTATACGGACTAAAAAAGAAGTATTTTTAGACTTTAATCCGGCAAATGAGTTTTGGGTGCATACTGAACTAAAAGACGAACCCGATTCCGAGTTTATAATTCTTACTTATAAGGATAACGAAGCCTTAGACAAATCAATAGTTGAACAAATAGAAAAGAACCGTTTAAAAGCCGAAACAAGTAGCTATTGGAGTAATTGGTGGCGTGTGTACGGATTAGGTGAAATAGGAATGCTTGAGGGCGTTATATTCAGTAATTGGAAACAAATAGACGTACTACCAAAAGAAGCAAAGTTAATCGGGATAGGTTTAGACTTTGGTTATACAAATGATCCTACTTCTGCAATAGAGATTTACAATTATAACGGAACACGAATCCTCAACGAATTAGTTTACCAAACAGGAATGTTAAACAGCGATATAGCTAAAAGACTTCCAAAGAACGTTGTAGTTTATGCGGATAGTTCAGAACCTAAATCAATTGACGAAATAAGACGCTACGGAATAACAATTAAAGGCGTTACAAAGGGCAAGGACTCAATAAACTACGGAATCGATGTTATGCAACAACAAGAATATTTAGTGACGTCTAACAGCGTTAATTTAATCAAAGAACTTAGGGCGTATTGTTGGGACGTAGACAAAGCAGGAACCCGATTGAACAAACCTATTGACACAAATAACCACGCTATTGATGCGCTGAGATACCATGAAATGGAAACGCTCGGTTTAAAAAGAAATTACGGCACATATAATATACGTTAATGACAGACGACACACCGATATTAACCCGAGAAGTTGAGCATTATGTGTATATTAGAACGGGTAAGCGTGTGAAGATAGTTTTTAACGACGCTCAAAGTATAAGAAAGCATTTAATGATGTTAGGCGAAGCATACGCGGTTGCCGTGTACTACAAAAAACATAATCAAACGTTTAAATAATATGAAGTTAGAATTAATCGTTCCAACAAAGCTTAGTGAAATACCTTTAAAGAACTATCAAAAGTTTTTAGGTATTGCCAAAAACACGAATGACGAAGTTTTTTTAGCTGAAAAAATGATACAATGTTTTTGTGGTATCGAGTTAAAGGACGTAGTTAAGATTCCATTTAAAGAAGTTGAAACATTAAGCGTACATTTTGCAACGATGTTTAAGCAAAAAACGGAATTTAAAAACCGTTTTAAAATTGCAGGCGTTGAGTTTGGGTTTATTCCTAACTTAGAAAATATGAGTTGGGGTGAATATATAGACCTCGAAGCAAATATAAGCGATATAAGCACCTTTCACAAAGCAATGGCGGTAATGTATCGACCTATCGTAGAAAAACACGGAGACAAGTATAAAATAGAGCCTTACGAAAGTTCTATTAACTATTCCGAAATAATGGAAAACGTTAGTTTAGATATAGCACTTTCAGCAAAGGTTTTTTTTTACAATTTAGAGAACGAGTTGTTGCAGGCTACCCTATCTTATTTGGAGACGGAGATCCTGAAGGAGAAGGAGATTTCAGCGACTTTAGCGAAAGAACTCAATTTAGTAAACAGTGGGGGTGGTATCAAAGCATTTATGCAGCAGCTAAAGGAGACGTCACAAAGTTTGAAGAGGTTACCAAATTACGACTTACAACAGCACTTACCTTTCTTACTTTCGAAAAGCAAAAAGGAGAAATCGAGCAACGTGAATTAAATAGACAATTTAAAAAAGGATTATGAGTTATTACGGGATTTTAAATATTATAAAAACGGAATTACAAGCAACGAACTTAGTTAACACGGTTACGGAGGGTAATATTTTCGATATTGATTTAGCGAAGCAAACAATTTTTCCTTTGGCTCATATCATTGTAAATAATGCAACGTTTGAAAGTAACGTGATCCGTTATAATATTTCGATTATTGCTATGGATATTGTTGACATATCAAAAGACGAAACAACGGATATTTTCATAGGCAACGACAATGAACAGGACGTATTGAATACTCAGATAACAATGTTAAACCGTGTTTACGACAAACTTGTAAGAGGTGACTATTTTACCAACTTAGGAATAATAGACGGCAACCCAACGTGTGAACCTTTTATTGAGCGCTTTGAAAACAACTTAGCAGGTTGGACAATGACCTTTGATTATTTAATAGGCAACGAAATGACGATTTGTAATGACTAATAGGCAAGAAGTTTTAGATCGTTTTGTTAAGCACGTTGTTAGCCAAGCTAAAAAGAATTTAACGACTACAAATAAGAACGCGTCTAAGAAACTTTATAACTCAATTAAAGGAGAAGCAAAAGCCTTTCCAAATTCAATCGGTATTTACTTCGACATGGAAGAGTACGGGTTTTATCAGGATAAAGGAGTTTCAGGTGTTAAGCGTAAATTTGACACTCCGTTTAGTTACAAATCTAAAATGCCACCTCCGAAAGCGTTTGACAAATGGACGATTAGAAGAGGTATTGCACCGAGGGGCGCAGGTGGTAAATTCCAAAGTCGTAAAGGTTTAAACTTTGCTATTGCCCGTTCAATATTTGAGAAAGGAATTAAACCCAGTTTATTTTTTACAAAACCATTTGAAGCAGCTTTTAAGAACCTACCTGATGACTTAATAGAGGGTTATGGCTTAGAAGTAGAAGATTTATTTAATGACATAATGAACCAAACATTTAAAAAATGATATTTGCACGAAGCCCGTTTATTATAACGATCGATGAAACACCGCAAGAAAGTACACGTTTAGAATTGTTTTTGTGGAACGGAACGGGAGCTGCTCCTGCTGCTCCAACTTATTCACTTAGTAAAAAAGTCCCGAGCGTAAACAACAACGCAACGTATTACAACATAGCTCCGTTTATTCGTGAGTTCTTTGATTTTACGCAGTCAAGTCCCGTGGCAAGTGGAGTAACCGCAAACACGAACGATTACGCTTATTGTAATGTAATTTATAAAACATATTACACCTTAGACGGAACAGAAACTTTAATTGACACGGTAACGGATAAAGCCTTTGACGGGTTTGGGTATTTCGAAAACGAATATAACTATCAAGGTCAAAACGTTTTACTAACTCAATTAAGCACTTACGGAGGTGAAAATATTTATTATTACGATTGCGACGGAGCAACAGGAATTGTTACTGTATACACGGAAGCAACTATTGTAAATAATTGGATAGCACGTTACACAAATTTAAGCACGGGAACAATTCAAAATGTTAATTTAACTGATAACATTATAGTGGACGTTTCACGTGTTTACACGGGTTGGCAAGCGGTTGGAAATAAGTTAGAAATAATTAAAACAATCGGTCCAGCTGAATCAATACAAGCAACGTTTTATTTTGTGCCTCAATGCGAGTGCCGTTACACACCCGTTCAAGTTGACTTTGTAAATAGGTGGGGAGCATGGCAAATGGAAGCATTTTTTAAAGCTTCAACTGAAAGCGTTGAAATGGAAAACAATAGGTTTAAGTCTAATCCCGTACCGTTTCCTGATTACAGCACTACGCAACCTCAATACAAAACATTTAACACAAACGGAAAGCGAACTTTTAAAGTTAACACGGGTTGGGTTAATGAAAACTATAAACAAGTAATTGAAGAAATGTTACTTAGTGAAATGATCCGTGTAAACGGTTTACCTGCTAATTTAAAAACAAAGTCAATTGAAAAATTTAAATCCATAAACACGAAAACAATTAATTACACAATGGAATTCGAAATGGCTTACGATATTATAAACTCAATAAGTTAATGAGAACGGTACAAATATACATTGGAAGAGAAGTTACCGACATCGATTGTATTCGGGTAACGTTTACACTTGACGGACAAACCCAAACTATTAACGTTCCGAGAATTGATTTTTTAAACGATCGCCCTGAATATTTATACAACGCAGATTTAACTGAAGGTGACTACATAATTACGGAAGACGGTGACTACATAACAACGGAAACGGGTGACTATCTTATAACGGAGCAATCCGTGTTTACACCTGCCATTCAAATTTTTTGGGACGGAACGCAATGGATAATAGAAATAATTGTTAATGGCGTTACTTATACTTATACAAGTTCAAGCGATGTTTACTACCCGTATTTAAGTAATTGGGAAGTCGCTGAAGAAAGCCCAGAACTTGAATATTTAGTAACAAGCCCGTGTACTGATTTAAAATACGAACGTATTGAATTATTCGACGATGAAAAAATTAACATAACTTTGAACGTTCAAAACCTAAGCGACATTTCTAAAACGTTTACGGACTTTAGCCAAAGTTTCACAGTCCCAGGAAGCAATGTAAATAACCAAATTTTTGAACACTTTTACCAAAACGACGTTGACGGAACTATAGACCATAATTTAAAGCGACCTGCTTTTATTGAGATTGATTTCGTGCCATTCCGACAAGGCGTAATTTCTTTGGAAAAGGCGAATATGAAAAACGGCTTAGTTGACAATTATTCAATTAGCTTTTACGGGCAGCTTACAAGCCTTAAAGATATATTTGGAGAGACAAAGATTAATCAATTAGATTTAAGTTCGTTAGGATTTACCTATAACGCTACAAACGTACAAAATAGAATTACGGACACGGCAACCGATTACGATGTTAGGTTTCCTTTGATTTCAAATAATAGACTTTGGACGTATGCAGACGGCGGAACTTACGATATAACAACTAACGGCGGATCAATAGAGTATACTGAGTTATTTCCAGCGGTTAAAGTTGCAAGGCTTTTTGACGCAATGCAAAACGATTTTAATTTAACTTTTGTAGGTGATTTCTTTAGTGATCCAAGATTTACAAGTTTGTTTTTACAATGTAAGAACGCTGTTGACATGAGGTTTATAACGCAAGTTAACAATGTAAGTTTTTTAAGTTTAACAAGTACAACATCAGCAGGGAACAATTATTTTACACAAGATTATGTTGACATTCCAAATAGTTCAATTACTATAAATGTAGATGACGCACTTACAGCGGGAATAGCTTCTTTTGAAATATTGTTAGACGTAACTACGGCAAGTTCATCGGATTTAGCATATTTAGAAGTTTATAAAAATGGAGTTTACGATAGCACAATTGACGTTTTAGGAACGGGCGTTTATTCGTTAGTTGCTTATTATAATTCTTACCCATTTGCAAACGAGGTTTATACGTTTAAAATAAAATCTACAGTTCCGATAACTTTGGAAATGGATATAATTTATAATGCGTATTATTTCAATGAAAACGATCCACTTGGAATTTATGTTAACAGTTCAACGATAACAACTAACACAAATGTTTTAACAGCAAATTTAGACGTTCGTAACCATATGCCCGATATAAGGGTAACGGATTTTCTTTCAGGAATCATGCGGCAATTTAATTTTACTTGCGTAGGAATAGCCGAGCGACAATTTGAAATGATACCTTTAGAAGATTGGTATAACAATGGAGCAACTATTGACGTAACAAAATATATGGACGCAGAAACAGCCGACATAACACGCGTTCCGTTGTTTAGAAACATTGCTTTTAGATACCAACAAAGTGAAGCGTTTACAAATAGAACTTACTTTGCTATTTCTAACTCAGAATACGGAAACACGGATAATGTTTTTGAATATGACGGTGGGGAGTATATAGTAGAAAGCCCATTTGAAAATTTGTTGTTTGCTGAGTCGGTAGGAATAGACCCAAATGACAAAGCAATTTTAGGTTATTTCTTAAATATAAACTATCAAAGCTACATTCCTAAGCCAACGCTACTTTATATAAACGAAAACACGGGAACACTACCAGTTCCTATTAAATTTTACAACGGAACAACAAACGTTAATTTAACAAATTACACTTTATTCGGTCAGGACGTTGAAGTAAACGGGGTTAACTACTCTTTAAACTTTGGCGCGGACAATTCAATTATTCTAAAAGAAACGATTCAAAATGGTTTATTTGCTACTTATTATTTTAGTTATTTATCAAATTTATATAACCTCAAACAAAGATTAACTACAGTTAAAGCCATGCTTCCATTAAGCGTTATTACAAACATTCAATTGAATGATCGTTTAGTAATTCGTGACAAACGTTATATTATTAACGACATTAAAATGGAGCTAACAACTGGCGAAGCAACGTTAACTCTTTACAATGATTTTAGAGATATTCAATTGCAAAACTATAGAATTGTAGATAGCGGGTTAAACTTGCTTTTATTCATATTTGCATACCGAGAGGGTAATAACTCAGCGACAATAACACGAACGCCAGTAGGAATGACACTAAGCACAAATACAATTAATTGGGTTGGAGATGATCGAGAACCAAAAGTAGTGGCAGGAACAGTAAGCGTAAACACGAGCGGTTTACCTCGTAAATTCACAATAACAACTACCTACGTAAATGGAGCGCAATTATTTAACTACGTAATACAAGAAGCATGATAAAAGGAATTATTGATATGCTAAAAATTAGTGATTTCGTTGGGGTTTCTGAGAATATAGAAATAGCCAAAGGAAAACACGAAGTAAAAAGCACGGTAAAAGATATTTGGAAACAGTCATATAGAGAATTTAAAGTAAAATACAATGGCAGAAAAAAGGGTAATTGAATTAGAAGTTCAAGACAATAGCAAAAGTTTAAAGGCTCAGTATAGAGAAGCGGTTCAAGAATTACAAAAGGTTTCCGCTCAGTATGGTGAAACTTCGGCGCAAGCTATTAAAGCAGCCAAATCAGCTGCGGAGCTTAAAGACCAAATGGAGTTTAGTAAGGACTTAATTAAAGGTTTTAACCCTGACGCCAAGTTTGACGCGTTAAGTCGTTCAATAGGTGGTGTTATGGACGGTTTCCAAGCCTTTGAAGGTGCGTTAGGAATGGTTGGAGTAGAAAGCGAAGATCTACAAAAAACCATGTTGAAAGTTCAAAGCGCAATGGCACTTTCTCAAGGGATCAACGGTTTAATGGAAGCTAAAGACTCTTTTAAACAATTGGGCGCAGTTGCTATGAACGCTTTAAAAGGAATTAGAACGGGTTTAGCAGCTACGGGAATCGGTATATTTTTAGTTGCATTGGGTACTGTTGTAGCTTATTGGGACGATATTAAAGAAGCTGTTAGCGGTGTAAGTGAGGAACAAGCAAATTTAAATAAACTTTCACATGATAATTTTGAAACGTCAAAAGCGGAACTATCTACTTTAGACGCTCAAGACAATGTTTTGAAGTTGCAAGGCAAAAGCGAACGAGAAATCTTAAATATTAAGATAAAAAAAATTGACGCTGCTATAGCACTCGGAAAAATAGAACTTGAAAACGTACTAAAAACAAGCAAAGCAGAAGAAGCCGCAGCGATTCAAAATTATAACATGACTAAAAGTGTTGTTGACTTTATTTTAGGTGCTGCATTGTTTTTACCTAAGTTAATGTTAAAGCCTATCGACTTAGCAATTCAAGGCGCAAATAAGGTAAGCGAAATACTTGGATTTGGTAAGGCTATTTCTTTTGATTTAGGCAAAACAATTGACGATATGCAAGACAAAGCCAGTGGCTTTATTGCAGGCTCAATCTTTGATGTTCCAGCCCTTAAAAAAGAAAACGAAGAAGCAGCAAACGCAATCCGTAAAAGTATCTCAGACTTAGAAAACCAAAAGGCAGGATTCCAACTTTCAATAAGGGAAATGGATAAAAAAGCCGTTGACGATGCTAAAAAAACACGTGAAGACGCATTAAGCGAAGAGGAACGTAAACAAAAAGAACATCAGGAGAAATACTCAAATATTGAAAGCCTAAAAACCAAATCAGTTTTAGACGCTTCAAATGCCCGTATTTTACAAGGTCAAAAAGAAACCGAAGACCAAAGAGCGCAAAACGATATTAAATTAAAAGCTAATCAAGAATATTTAGATAAAATAAAAGCGCAAGAGGAAGAGGATAACGCACGTAAAAAACGAAATAAAGATTTTGCAATTGAAGCAGCTCAATCAACATTAAGCACTATTTCAAACCTTACTGAATTGTTTGGTAAGAAAAACGAAAAGGCAGCTAAAAAAGCATTCCAAATTAACAAGGCAGCACAAATAGCGAACGCAACTATTGACACTTATAAAAGTGCCACGAGTGCTTATGCTTCTCAGTTAGTTCCTGGAGATCCAACGTCACCGATTAGAGCAAGTATTGCAGCGGGTATCGCCATCGCAGCGGGTTTAGTAAACGTAGCAAAAATAGCTTCTCAAAAATTCGAGGGCGGTGGTTCTTCGGGTGGTGGCGGTGGTGCTCCTGCAGGTGGTGGCGGTGGTGGAATGGTAGCCCCTAACTTTAATGTTATAGGAAGTTCAGGCGTTAATCAATTAGCACAAATCCAACAGCAACCAACAAGGGCATACGTAGTAAGTGGAGACGTTGCAAACGGGTTAAGCCTTGAGAGAAATAGGTTACAAAACGCAACTCTTTAACGTTTAAAAATTATGGATAAGAAAATAATCGAGTTAATCATAGACGATAACGATATTCAAACAGGAATCCATGCGGTTAGTGTGGTTCATTCACCTGCGATTGAAGAAAACTTTATAGCCCTTTCAAAACACGAAATAGAACTAAAAGAGATTGACGCTGAGAAAAAAATCTTAATGGGTGCAGCCTTAGTTCCTAACAAACAAATATTAAGAGCTGATAAAGACGGAAAACCTTACTACATATATTTCAGCGAAGACACGGTTAAAAAGGCGTCTGAGTTGTTCTTAATGCGTTCTAATCAAAACAACGCTACGTATGAACACGAAACAAAATTAAGCGGTTTAAGTGTTGTAGAAAGTTGGATTATTGAAGACGAAAAACAAGACAAAAGCGCAAAGTATGGTTTTAGTTTACCTAAAGGCACGTGGATGATTTCAATGAAAGTAAACAACGAAGATGTTTGGAACGATGTTAAGGCAGGTAAGGTTAAAGGCTTTTCAATAGAAGGGTACTTTGCTGATAGATACGAAATGAGCCAAGAGAAAAACGAAAAACAAGAAATAATTAATAAACTAAAAGAATTACTAAAATGAATAAGTTAAACAGCATATTTAAGAAAGTAGCGGAATTAGAAAAAAACGCAAACGAGGTTAAATTAGGAATGCACGAAGTAGAATTATCAACAGTCCAAACTATTATAGATTATTCAATTAAAGCGAATAAAATAGTAAGCGATGTAAATAAATTAGAAAATGAATTTACAACGGCTGAAAAAAGAATTTTAGACTTAAGAAAACAATTTAATTCATATAAAGAAAATTCAAAAATTGCTACTGATGTTTTAGGCGGTGAATTAGAAAAATTAATAAAACAATCAAAAGAATTAGGAATTGATTTTAATTCAATACCAGCATATAAAGAGGGAAAACAAAGTTATGCTTTTATTCAAGGGGTTGAAAAGTTAATTAATGAATATAACAAACCAATTTAAATAAACTAAAATGGCAGAAAGAACAGTTAGCAAAGCAAGTCCAAAAGGCGGTCGTAGGGGTTGCCTATGTGAGGATAACACTTACTCAAAAAAATGTTGTGACGGAACTTTACACGCTCAAGGAATAGGAAAAACAGCGAGTGTAACACCTCAACAAGTTACGCAAACGGAAAACAACGGAGTAAGGGTTTCGATACGTCAAAACGGATAAAAAAGTAACAGAATAATAATTTAAAACGTTTAAGAAATATGAACACGAGAAAAACAGTTTACAACAAGTTGTTTACCGAAAAGGTAGAGTTAGCAAAACACGAAGTAGAGTTGGGCATGATTCAAGACTATGAAAATAAAATTGAATTATTTAGAAAAGAAAATAAACAAGTAGTTGAATTGATTAACAAAGTGAGTTCATTTAAAAGTCAATTTAAAGCGTTAGATAAAAAATTAATATCTGATTTTGATAAGCTAAAAGCTGAAGGCGATAATATTTGGAAAAAATCAAAAGAATTAGGATTAGATAATGACCCTGCATTTAAATTAAAAGCTGCTGTTTCAAGTATTTATGGTGATGGTTGGGATATGGACGCAGTAAATTTTTTAAGAAAATAAATAAAAACAAAAATGAATACAAATCAAATCTTAAACAAAGTTCGAGTTCTTTTAGGAATGGAAGTGAAACTTGAGCGAATGAAATTAATGGACGGTGTAACAGTTTTAGAAGCTGACGCATTCGAAACGGATATGGAAGTTTTCGTAGTTACGGAAGATGACCAAAAAATACCTGTTCCAGTTGGTGAATACGAAATGGAAGACGGACGCATTTTAGTCGTAGAGGTTGAAGGTATCGTTAAAGAGGTTAAAGAGAAAATGGAAGAAGAACCAGCAATGGAAGAAGAGCCAACCGTAGAAGTAGAGGTTGAAGCTAACGAAACAACAGCACCTGCGCCAAAGAAAACTATTGAAAGCGTAGTTAAAGAATCTTTCTTTTCAGAAATCGAAGAACTTAAAAAAGAAAACGAAACTTTGAAAGCTGAGTTATCTAAAGTAAACAAAGTTGAAGAAGTAGAATTAAGCGAAGAGCCTAAGCCTATTTCATTCAATCCCGAAAACACGAACCCAATTGAAAGAGTGAGACTTGCTTCTAAAAGACCTCGTTCAATTATGGACACAGTATTAGAAAAAATAAATAAGTAATAATTTAAAAACAATAAAAAAAATGAGTACAACTTTTACAAGTATCTCGAATGATGTTAGACGCCAAGTTGGTGTTGTTGAAAACATTACGGGAGCAATTACTTTAAGCGCAGAGGATTCGTCTAAAGTATTAATTTTAAAAGCTGCTGCAGGGGCGCAAATTACACTTCCTGCCGTTGCTGATGCCACAGGACAAAGCTATCGATTTATCGTTGGTCAATTGTTCGCTACAACTGCTTGGACAATTAAAGCAGCTTCAAACGTTATTCAAGGTGGTGTTATCGTAAACAGCGTTAACGTACCGGGAGCGGACGAAAACACAATTACATTTTCTGCAAGTGCTGACACTGTAGGAGATTTTGTAGAATTGAATTGCGACGGAACAAACTGGTATGTTTCAGGATTAGGAACTTCTGCAGGTGCAATTACTTTAACTGTAGTTTAATATTTAAAAAATTTATAAAATGAGTACAACACAATCAATTTCAACTACTTATGCTGGCGAGTTCGCAGGTAAGTACATCGCTGCAGCTTTATTGTCTGCGCCAACTTTAGAAAAAGGCGGTATCACTATCATGCCTAACGTTAAGTACAAACAAGTTATCAAAAAGGTAGCTACTGACGACATTATTAAAAACGGAACTTGTGACTTTGACCCAACGTCAACAGTTACTTTGACTGAAAGAATTTTGCAACCTGAAACATTCCAAGTTAACTTACAACTTTGTAAAACTGACTTTAGAGCGGATTGGGATGCGGTTCAAATGGGTTATTCTGCGTTTGATGTTTTGCCTAAGTCTTTTGCTGATTTCTTAATTGCACACGCTGCTGAGAAAGTTGCTGCAGGAATGGAAACTTCAATTTGGCAAGGTGTTAATTCAACAGCTGGACAATTTGCAGGAATTATGACACAATTGGACGCTGACGCTTCTTTGCCTGCAGGTCAAAAAATCGCTGGTACTACAGTTGACGCTTCTAACGTTATTGCTCAGTTAGGTTCAATCATTGATGCTTTACCTGCTGCTCTTTACGGAAAAGAAGATTTGACACTTTACGTTTCTTCTAACATCTATAGAGCTTACGTTCGTGCATTGGGTGGTTTTGCTGCTAACGGTGTAGGTGCTAACGGTTACGATAACAAAGGAACTAACCAAGTATTGAATGACATCTATTTTGACGGTGTTAAAGTATTCTTGGCTCCAGGTCTTGCAACTAACACAGCTTTACTTGCTCAAACTTCTAACTTGTATTTTGCAACTGGTTTAATGAGTGACTTGAACGAAGTACGTGTAATTGACATGGCAGAAAACGATGGTTCTCAAAACGTTCGTGTTGTTATGCGATTTACTGCAGATGCTAAATATGGTTTTGCTTCTGACGTAGTAACTTACGGTATCTAATCAAACTAAAAATTAATTGAGGGTGGTGAAATAAACGCCACCCTTTTTTTATAACATTAAAAAATAAAAAGATATGAGCTGCGATATAGCAAATGGAAGATTAGAAGCGTGTAAAGACTCGGTTAGTGGGTTAGACGCTATCTATATTATTAACTACGGAACTTACAACCCTGACTCAGCTGCGTTGGGTGGTGACGTAACTTACGACGGTACTTATACTGATTTGATTACACAAATTACAAACGTACCAACTGTTTACAAATTTGAATTAAAAGGTGCTAACTCTTTTGAGCAAACTATCCAAACTTCACGTGACAACGGAACGACTTTCTTTGAGCAAGCGTTAACTATTCAATTGAAAAAACAAGACGTAGTTACACATAAAACTGTTAAATTATTAGCTTACGGACGTCCTAATATTATTGTTAGAACAAAAGGAAACCAATTCTTTATTGCAGGACTTCAAAGAGGTTGCGACGTAACTGCTGGAACTGTTTCTTCGGGAACTGCAATGGGTGACTTTAACGGATACGGATTAACATTCACAGGAATGGAAAACGTACCTGCAAATTTCTTGGATTGTTCAAGCGAAGCGGATTTATTGAGCGTTGTTTTAGACGGTGCTTCCGTAGTAACTTCATAGACACTTTCTGTTTCTCCATAGGTTTAAACCCTGCCTTAATCGGTGGGGTTTTTTTATGTTTAGAAACAAGATATGTAATTGAACGTTTATTAAATATGAACGTACTAACAACAACTACCGATCCTCAACCTTTGGTTATCGTTCCTCGTTCCACTACGTTTGATGAATTGATATTTACGGACGATAGTACAAACGACCCTGTTACAATTACAATTGATAGCGTAGTAGATAAAGATTATTACCAAATCTTAAACGTAGAATGTAATTTAATAGAAAATAGATTTTACAATGTGGAATTATTTAACGACGGAGATTTAATTTATCGAGGTAAAGTTTTTTGCACCGATCAACCTATAGTTAGTTTTTCAGTCAACAACGGGAAGTATGTTAGTAATTCAACAACAAATCAGTTTATAGTTTATGAATAATTTCCACGTAATAAATTTAGCGAAATACGAACCGCCTCAAGTAGTAGAATCCAAACGAGAAGACTGGGTAACTTACGGGGAGTCGAATTCTTATTTTAATTTCCTTATTGATAGATATAAGAATAGTACTACGAATAACGCAATTATAAACAATATAAGCCGTTTAATTTACGGGCGTGGGTTATTTGCCTTAGACGCAAATAGAAAGCCTAACGAGTACGCTCAAATGATGTCTTTATTCAATCAAGACTGTTTAAGGAAGTTAAGTTTTGAGTTAAAGGCGTTGGGTCAATGTGCTATTCAAGTTCACTACGACAAAGCACACAAAAAGATTTTAAAGGCTTACCACATTCCAGTTCAATTGTTAGCACCTGAAAAGTGCAATAAAGACGGAGAAATAGAAGCCTATTACTATTCGGATAATTGGGAAGATACAAAAAAGTACGCACCTAAAAGAATAAGTGCTTTTGGTTTTTCAAACGATGAAGTTGAAATACTTTACATTAAGCCTTATAGCTTAGGGATGAAATATTTTAGTTACGTTGACTATCAAGGAGCGTTAAGCTATGCTTTGTTGGAGGAAGAGGTGTCGAATTATTTAATTAATGAGGTGCAAAATTCTTTCTCAGGAACTAAAATTGTAAACTTTAGTAATGGAGTACCGACTCCTGAAATGCAAGACGAAATAAGTCAACAAGTTTTAGGGAAATTAACGGGTTCGAAAGGACGAAAAGTAATTGTAAGCTTTAACGACAATAAAGAAAACGCAACTACTGTTGAAGATATACCATTGAACGACGCGCCTGAGCATTACACTTATTTGAGTGAGGAATGTTTACGTAAAATTATGTTAGGTCATAACGTAACAAGTCCGCTTTTATTTGGTATTGCTTCGGGTAACGGTTTTAGTTCGAATGCAGATGAATTAAAGAACTCAGCTATATTATTCGATAACATGGTTATTAAGCCGTTTCAAGACCTTTTAATAGCTAACTTAGATAGAATATTAGCTTTTAACGGAATATCGCTTAAATTGGCTTTTAGAACGTTACAGCCTTTAGAATTTACGGACGTAGAAAACGCACAAAATGCGGAGCAAGTAGCCGAAGAAACGGGAACAATGTTAAGCAAGGATTCAGTAATAGCGCAAGCGTTAATTGACTTAGGGGAAGACGAACCCGAAAACGCTATTTTAATAGACGAATTTAGCGTAGACTATGAAACGGACGACAACGAGAACAAAACGCTTTCTAAAGAGCCTAAACAAAGCTTATTAAGCAAATTAGTCAACTTAGTTTCAACGGGTGACGCACGCCCAAACATTACAAGTAAACAAGATGAGGTTATAGATCAAGTTAAATTTATAACTCGTTATGTTTACGCAGGTGAAACGACCTCGAAAAGCCGTGAATTTTGTAAAAGAATGATTCAAGCTAAAAAGATTTACCGTAAAGAGGATATTATGAATATGTCTAAGCAGGTAGTTAATGAGGGTTGGGGGCCAGAAGGAAAAGACCTTTATTCAATTTGGTTTTACAAAGGTGGCGGTAATTGTCACCACCGTTGGAATAAACGAGTTTACGCAACTTTTAGCGGTAAGTCAATAGACGTAAATAGCAAAGAACTAAAACAAATAGCGGTTCGAAAAGCTGAAAAACTTGGATATGTAGTTAAAAACGATTCTAAAGTTAGCACGCTTCCAAAGGATATGCCTTACAACGGTTTTTTACCAACTAACAAAATATACGGAGAATAATGGCTGAAGTACTTTTTATAACCCGAGACGATATAGTGCGTTACACGGCTTTAAATGGCAATGTAGACACGGACAAATTTATTCAGTTTATTAAGATAGCTCAAGACGTTCAAATAGAGAATTACTTAGGAACTAAATTAGTTGACAAATTGAAACAACTAATTGAGGATAACGAAGTAAATGACCCAGGAAACGAGGACTATAAATTTTTGTTAGAAGCTCACGTTAAGTGGATGTTGATTTATTGGGCTATGTATGAATATATGCCGAACGCTGCTTATACAATAGCAAACAAAGGTATTTACAAACATTCAAGTGAAAACGCGGAAAACGTAGAAAAAAACGAAGTTGATTACATACGAGAATATTATAAGACCTTAGCCGATCGTTACACTTCGCGTTATTTAGATTACATAATAAATAATTCGGCTTTGTTTCCTGAGTACGATGCTAACGAACCTGGAGACGTTTACCCGAATGATAATATTAATTACGGTGGCTGGATACTATGAAGACATACAAACCAAAAAAGGAAAACATTGAGAAATTAATCGTTTATTTAAAAAAGGTCAATGGGAAAAGTAAAGATATCGGAACTAACAGCAAAGGGAAGTAGTTTAGCACAAACGGATTTAATTCCTATTGCCGAGGTTTTAGGAGGTGGTTACGTTACCAAAAGAGTAAATGGAAACAATGTTAATTACCGTGTTTTTGCTCAAACGGGAAACAGCACGGCAATAACTGCAACTACTACGGAACTTACATTAATTGACGGTGGTGTCGGGACTTTAACAGTTCCTGCAAATGGTTTTCAAGTTGGTGATTCTTTTAGCTTAAATATGGGCGGAGTAATGAGCGCACAAAACGGAAACACGATTACAATAAGATTAAAAACGGGATCAGTTTCTTTAGGTAGTTCAGGAGCATTAACAATGCCAGCTATAACTAATCAAGTTTGGTATTTAACAACTAATTTTACGATTAGGGCTATCGGTGCTGCTGGAGTTGCTTCGGTGGTTGTCTTATCTCAATTTCACATTTTAAAAGCTGCTTCGGGAACACAAGAAGGCTTTGCATGGAATACAACAAACACAACAACGTTCGACACTACAATAAGCAATACGTTAAGCATAACGGCTCAATGGAGTTCTAACAATGCTAACAACTCAATTTATTCGGACATTTTTACACTAAGTAAAACATATTAAAATGGCAAATAGTAACGGTTGGGGTGACGGCTCAGTAAATAATAATATAGGTTGGGGTCAAGGCGCAAACAACGCAATAGGTTGGGGAGATATTCACGCAGATAGTTGGGCGGGTTTAACTGATATTGTAGGGGTTACAACGCCACCAGTAGACGCAGATGCACAAGCATTCATAACAGCGGCTGCAATAACAGACCCTACTCAACAAACAGCTATTAATACTTTAGTAGTTGACTTGAAAGGTTATAATGTTTGGAGTAAAATGAAAGCTTTGTACCCATTTGTGGGGGGTACAGCTTCACAGCATTCTTACAATCTACGCAACACATCACAATTTCAAATAACTTGGAATGGTGGGGTAACTCATTCTACTAATGGAGTTCAATACAATGGAACTAATTCCTACGGAAATACAAATTTTAATTGCGATACAAATACTACAATATTAAATAATTGTGTTGGAGCATATTCAAGAACAAATGTATTAGGCAACTCCTCTTGGGGAGCTATGAGTAGTCTTAATTATAGAGGACTTTTTTTGAGTATTAAAGGAACTGACAATAATAGTTATTATTCTGCAAATGATTATATAGTAACAGGAAGCGGGAACTTTGTATCAGATACAAGAGGATTTTATATTGTAAACAGGGAATCGCTATCATCTAAAAGACTATACAAAAACGGTACTTCTTTAACTTCATCAAACCCTAATACAGTTGACAGCACTTTTAATGGGAATCTTTTTTTAGGAGCAAGGAATATAAACAATACTTCTGTTGATGCTTACGATAATAAGCAATATGTTTTTCAATTTATGGCTGATACTTTAACAGCAACTGAAATAGGAAACCTACACACAGCAGTACAAGCATTTCAAACAACATTAGGTAGGTCAATAGGCACACAAACAGTTTCAGATGCAGATGCTCAAGCTTTTGTAACAGCAGCAAATATAGTTGACCAAGTAGAAGCTAACGCTATTAACAACCTTGTTATAGGAATGAAAGCGGATGGTCTTTGGACAAAGATGAAAGCAATTTATCCGTTTGTGGGAGGCACAGCTGCTACTCATAAATTTAACCTGAAAAATCCTTTAGATACGGATGCAGCGTTTAGAATACTTTGGAGCGGTGGCGTAACTCATTCAATTAATGGTGTTCAATTTGGCGGAGTTAATGGAATTGGAAATACTAATTTTAACCCAAGCATAAATAGTTTATTAAATTCTACTCATTTTAGCTTTTATTCAAGAACCATTACAAGTTCAAATATATTCGAAGTTGATTCAGGTGTTACTTCATCAAGCAATGCTTTAAATTTACTTTCACTTAGAGTATCCAATATTACTTACGCTGCTATAAATTCAGCGGCTACATATACAACTTTTGCGGATTCAGATTCGAGGGCTTTTTATTTAGCAAATAGAACGGCGTCAAACGCATTAAACATTTGGCGTAATTCAGTAAAAGCAGCAACGGGCACAACTACTTCAAACACTTTACCAAATGGAAATCATTGGTTAGGAGCTTTCAATAATATAACAAGCCCTGGCTCTTTGTATTATTCAACAAAACAATGTGCTTTTGCTTCAATAGGTGACGGTTTAACAGACACTGAAGCAGCTAACCTATATACAACAGTACAAGCATTCCAAACAGCATTAAATAGAAACGTATGAAACTAAACGAATTAACAAAAGAACAAAGAACAACTTATGTAGGCTTACTTACTGAGTTACAAAAAGACGAATTAGTAGGGCAATGGTATGCACCTGACAGCTACTTCAATCCAATTCAGGATTTATCGGAAAATTGGGTAATATCAGTTGAAGAAATGGAGCAGTGCGTTAACCCTGACTTTCTTTGGGTTAAAGACCTTGACTTGATTCCTTACGAACCGAAACCAACGCCACCACCTTTTGAATCATGATAAATATAGAACAAATTTTAACAGTAATTAAAAAGCAAGGAGCAACGGGAGTTCTTGCCATGTGGTTATGGTATACACACAGCGATGTTCAAGACCTTAAACACCGTCTTTACGACTGCTATGGGAAAGCAAATAACTCAGCAACAAGGGAAGTTCCTGAAAATAATAATTTTGCTATAGTACCTAAAGACGAATTAATAGAAGTTGAATGAGTTACGACTGGTTAAATAAAGAAACAGCACCCCGTATTTTAGTTCAAGCTGTTAAGCAACTTGGCGTTAAAGAATTCGTAGGTAAAACCCATAATCCGATCATTCTAAATTGGGCTAAGGAGTTAGGACTTTCAAACGTTTACACTAACGACGAAATTCCATGGTGCGGTTTATTTGTAGCATACTGCGCAAAGGCTGCAGGCTTAGAAGTTGTTGAACGTCCGTTATGGGCTTTAAACTGGAATAAGTTTGGCAACCGTGTTTTAGAACCAATGTTAGGCGATGTTCTTACATTCAAAAGAAACGGAGGCGGACACGTTGGAATTTATGTAGGAGAAGATGATACACATTTTCATGTGTTAGGCGGTAACCAAAACAATTCAGTAAGTGTTTCACGGATCGCAAAGAGTAGATTAAATCAGGCACGCAGAACCGCATGGAAGGTGGCACAACCTGCAAACGTTCGAAAGGTTAAATTAGAAGCAAAAGGAATAATAACAACAAACGAAGCATAAAATGGCAAAGAAAAATTTAAACGTAAATGTTGACACGGATAACATAGATGTTAATGTTGAACGTAAAGACGGAGAATTAAAAGTTAACTACGACTCTAAAAAACTTGATGTGCAAGTTAATAAAACCGCTGATAACGTTGAGGTGAAAGTCGATGCGCAAGGCGGTTTATTAAAATTTGTAGGCAATATTATTAAAAAGGTATTGCTAAAAAGAATTAAATAGTATATTTGTGCCGATTTCTTCATAATTGATAGGTTAATTGTTAACGAGAACCCTTACTTCGGTAGGGGTTTTTTAGTTTTAGAAAAAAATATCTGAAAAAATGTAACTATATTAAAAAGAATAACGTATATTTGTCGAAACAATTAAACATTTTAACTATGAAAAATTACTTTTTTGACTTGTTAGATCAAGTTACACCAGCCAACAAAGAACACGAAGAGTTTTTAAAGGTGTTTTCGTTCGGTTTAACGCTATTTGTAGGCACGTTTGGAGCATTGATATCACTTTTAATTTTAATGCGATGAGAACGGCTAAAAATACGAAACCAACTTTAATTGAAATAATCAACTATTGGCATGATCAAAAGAAGAAAAACACGGGGCGTTTAAATATGCAACTTTATTTAAGGGTTTGCGAGGCGAAAGCTTATAGTGTTAGGTGGAATGAAGATAATAAAACATGGAGCAGGATATGAAAACAGTAGAATGGTTTTTAAATGAATTTCAAAAACAAGTTTGGTTTGAGCCAAATTCAGAACTGGATATTTGGATAAAGGATTTAATACTTAAAGCCAAACAAATGGAAAAAGACAAACTGGAAAGTTTAAAAGACTTTGATACTTGGAAAGAATGGAAGGACACGGAAATATGAAATATTTTATAATAGGAATTTCGGCTTTAATTATCGAGATATGTTCTACTTTTTACATTCGTTTTGTTTCAGAAGGTGATATTTACGGAATGATGTTCTTTGCTTTTATCAGTCCGTTTTTAGGGTTGCCCTTTATTGGTTATGTAGTTGAGTCTAAAACGTGGGCAGAACGTCTTAAAATGGCTTTTTCGAGTGCCTTTGGTTATTTAGTTGGATCTATTATTGTAATTTTATTTATTCAGTCATGAAATATAGGTGGATAAGAAAAATAGTTCAAACTTATAAGGGTAGTACCTACGTTAATTACATTGTAAGTATTAATGATAAATACCTTTACTCCTCGTCCGTGTTAGAGTATTGCGAAGAATACGTTTTGAAGTACGCACAAAAACACGGAATCAAAGAAGAAGATATTTTAAGAAACGGAAAACATAAAAGAATTAAATTATGAAAACAGCAGTAGAAATAATTAGAGAGCATTTTTATACGTATGCAGAGCCTTACAATGGTTTTTCAGAGGAACCTAAATGGACAATTTCAGAGGAAGATTTTGAAAAACTTATTCAACAAGCCAAAGAAATGGAGAAAAATCAAATAATTAATGCGTATTTAAAAAGTAAAAGAAAACGTACTGATTTATTAGGAGCATTAAAAATAATGGATGAGGCAGAACAATACTACAATGAAACCTTTAAATCAGAATAGAATGAAAGCTAAAAGAGTAACAGTAAGCTTTGAATACACGAACTTTGATTGTTTAGAAACAATGATTAATAGGTTGAAGTCTGAGTTAATGGAAGGTAAAGAATATTTTGAAGAAATGATTAAAGACCAAAACGAAAATAAACGCTATCTTCAATTTATGCAAGAGTATAAAAAAACACGAAACTTTGTAGTAAATAAAGACGTAATAACAATAAAATCTAACATATGATACCAAAAGACGAAGCCTTTAGTTTAGTTCAACACTTCTTTATTGAATTGAATTTAAGAGATTATAAGAAAGCAAAAGAATGCGCAATATATTTATCTCATTCCATGATTAGAGAAACGTTGGACGTAGAACGTATAAAGTATTGGAAAACTGTAGTTAACGAAATCGAAAAGCTATGACACCAAAAGAAGCAAAAAAATATTTAAAGCAATATTTAGATACTCATAATAATGAATTTCCGATTGTTGATGAAATAGCACTTAGATTGCATACTCCATTAGTTATTTCAGATATAACATTTATAGGTTTATTGTGTATTGCTTATGATTTAAGACCAATAGAAAAACACGAAATTGAAAAGCTATGAAAAATTATAGATTAGTTGTTCAAACAACAAGACCAATAGACCACCATAAAAGCGTAGTTTGTTATGACGATGCAATTATGATTAAACGTGAAGATGGAATTATATTTAAAAAAAATTCTTGTAATGGTGAATTATTAGCCTATTACCCTTTAACTTGGGCTATTGAAATAACTGAAGTTGTATTTAAACACGAAATTGAAAAGCTATGAGAAATTACTTAGGATGCTTATTTTATTTTTTTGTAGGTGGTTTATTTTGGTACATTGTTATTCACTTTATAATTAAGTTTTGGTAATGACAAGAATGTTACTTTACAATGCAAAGCAGAAGATTGACTATCGTAAAATAAAGCGGTGGAGAATCCGTGTTAATGTATCGAATAATTTTTACAAGAATTTCGAAGAAGATTAAAAAATAGTTTGTATATTTGTAAACGGTTCGCTCTCACACCATAGAACTTAAAGAAGTTATTAACCTCGTTAATGAAGCAGAAGTGAGAGCCTGCGGATTTAATGGGGTTTTTTTATTTATTAAAATTTTTATTTTATGAAAAGAGTAGTTATTTACAATTTAAAAGAATGTTTTGAAGATGGTGTAACATTTAGTGATTTAGCAGTATTTGAAAAAAGAGTTCAAAAGCCAGATGATTTTATGGGACGTATTGAATTAGCAGAAAGTTACGCAAAGTTTGTTCAAGCAAAAATTAATAATCAAGGTGAATACACTTTGTATTATAATTATGTAACTCATTTTGAAAATTCAAAAATTAAAACTCCTTTCTAATGAGTGGCTGGATTAGAATACATCGCAAATTTTTAGACTGGGAGTGGTTTAATAAAAGCGAAGCCGTCCATTTGTTTATGTATTTAGTTTTAAAGGCTAATCACAAAGACGGTCAATGGCAAGGAATTGATGTTAAGAGAGGTCAGTTTATTACGTCTTTTGGTAAGGTTTCAACCGATACGGGAATAAGTTTACAAACAATTAGAACACTTTTAAAAAAGTTTGAAAAAACGAATGAAATTAACATACAAACAACAAACAAATTCACTATCGTAACTATCTGTAAATATGAATGTTACCAGCAAGAAAACGAACCAACTAACACGCAAATAACAAACAAACAACAAACAACTAACAATCAACTAACAACAAACAAGAATGATAAGAATGAAAAGAAGTTTATTATACCAACTTTTAACGATGTTTTGGAATATTGTATGCAAAATAATTTAGACGTTGATGGGGTAAAATTCATTAACTTTTACGAGTCAAAAGGTTGGATGGTTGGTAAAAACAAAATGAAAGATTGGAAAGCTGCTATTCGAACTTGGGTAAAACCTAAACAAGAAATACAACAACAACGAATTATAATCGACTAATTATGTAT